AGATGTTGAGCGAAACGGAGGTGTTTACATTATCGTTAAGACATTTGAGGAATTCATGGTTTGGTATTCGAATAGGTATGGTAGACCAGAACAGGTACAGGCGGCAATCAACAGACTAAAAAAAGGGTGATATGAAAACATTAACGATATGCAGTGAATGCAAGTGTAAGAAGTTCTGTATAATGATAGGCGGCCATTGGTATTGTCTTGATTGCGTTTTCGATTAAGTCATAACATTGTTACAAAACCGTATTGAATTAAAAGGTAGATTTGCCTATATGGTAGGGGATGACAAAGAACTTAACACATCGGGATTATGAAAATAAGAGCAGATGAACCTTGTATAATTATACACAAAGGAAAAGTAGTAAATCAAATGCTTTTTCAATCAATTAGTGAAGCAAGAAACGTTTTTAAGTTTTTATTCCCTAACAAAAAATTTAAGGAGACTGAAAAGAATACTTTTGTTTGCGCTAGGTACGGAACTAGATACGAAATAGTTTTATTATTTAATTACCCATCAATTGAAGATTTTTAACCAAATGATAAAGATAGAGTTTAAGGAGGCGCAGCCGATCAAACAAAATGACGGAAATGTATTTGAATGCATTCACTGTTTCTGTAATTCAATAATTAAGAAAAATACGGATATGCAAATGTTCAGTATTCAATTAGTCAATGATGAATTACATTTCTTTAATGATTATTTTTGGTGTACTATAAAATCAATTACAGTAGTTAGCCCAACCGATTTGTAACTTTTCCAGCAGCAATATAAAAATGTTTAGTATATTTGAATATGGCAGGAGGTAGACCAGCGCATTTTAACAATGCATCGGAGTTAGAAAATGAGGTTACTAAATACTTTGAATCTGAAGATGGATATGAACATCCAACAGTTACCGGATTAGCTTTATTCTTAGGTTTTGAGAGCAGACAATCTGTTTATGACTATGAAAAAAACGGTGAGTATTCTTACATTATAAAAAGAGCAAGGTTAAGAGTTGAAAACGGTTACGAAAAAGCCTTAATGTCAGAAAAACCAACGGGCGCAATTTTCGCGTTAAAGAACATGGGATGGATTGAAAAACAAGAAGTTACAAATACAAATGTTAACATGAATGTTGAAGTAACTAAAGAAGAAGCAAAAGAAATATCTAAAGCATTGGATGATAAGTACTGATTTAGTATCTAACACTAAGGAATTAAAGGTGGCTCACGTAAAGTGCAAGTCATCTTTGTTGTTTCATACAAGATACTTTTTTGTTAAGCAATATAACAGGAAGTTTGTTGTTAATGAGCATCATAAAATTGTATGTAATGCTTTGGATTTAGTCTTAAAAGGTAATATAGTAAAGCTAATAATTAATATCGCTCCTAGATACTCTAAAACAGAAATAGCCGTAAAAAACTTTATTAGTTCAGGCTTATCAATAAATCCATCATCAAAATTTATTCACTTATCGTACTCGGACGATCTAGCTTTAGATAATTCAGAAGGCGTTAAAGATATTGTAAACTCTTATTCATACAAAGAGTTATTTCCAAATGTTCAAATAAAACAAGGTTCTGATAGTAAAAAGAAATGGTACACTACAGCAGGGGGAGGAGTTTATGCAACATCAACAGCAGGACAGGTAACCGGTTTTGGAGCTGGTAAAGTTGAAGAAGAAATACCAGATGATGAATTTGCAGATGGCGATTCTGATTTGTTTGCTGGAGCTTTAGTTATTGATGATGCTATTAAGCCAGAAGATGCTTACAGCGACACTAAAAGGGAAAAGATAAACAACAGATGGGATAGCACAATAAAGAATCGTGTAAACAGCCGTAAAACACCGATGGTTGTTATGGGTCAAAGAACACACCCACAAGATATAAGCGGATATCTAATGGAATCAGATGGTTATACATACGATTTAGAAGTAGCATTAAATGATCCAACAATTTGGTATGTAATTTCTTTACCTGCCTTGATTGATATGGGATTGCCTACAGAACGTGCTTTGTGGGAATTTAAACATACGGTAACTGAATTGCGTAAAATGCGTGATGCTGATGGTCAAGTTTTCGATACTCAATACCAACAAGATCCGCAACCATTAGAAGGTTTAATGTATTCTGAATTTAGAACGTACCATCAAGTTCCAATAGTTGAAAATCAGAAATTAGTAAGAAAATCATATACGGATACAGCTGATAAGGGTAAAGACTTTCTTTTCCAATGTGTTTATGATGAAACGCCTGTAGCTATGTATGTTCATGATATATTATACACTAATTTAGCAATGAAGGACACCGAACCTATGTCGGCTACGCAATTGGCTAAATATTCTGTTAAAATTGCTAGGTTTGAAAGTAATAATGGAGGAGAGGGTTTTGCCAGAGCTGTTGAAACCCAAACGAGAGCTTTAGGTAATACCGAAACATCATTTACAACATTTCATCAATCAGCAAACAAAGAGGTAAGAATATTTAATAACTCCGCAAAGGTTACCAATTTAATTTATATGCCTCATGATTGGAAAACAAGATGGCCGTTATTTCACAAGCATGTTACAGGTTATTTAAAGTCTGGCAAAAATTCAAGTGATGACCCTGAGGATGGTTTAACGGGCATGGTTGAGTTTTTCGGTGAGGATAATAGATTTTTTACTTTTTAGCAATAAAAAAGTTACATTTGTCATATGGCATTCAATTTAAACTCATTGCGTACATCTGTTGCGCTTGCAATAGCACCTAAACAGTCAACACAACAGGCGTTAACCAATGCTTTTAATCAGGCGTTCTTTGCTTATGTTGGTGCTGGGTTAACTCGTTACGATACTAAAGCGCAAACGTATATCGACAAAGGATATAACGAAAACACAGATGTTTATGCAGTAGTTAGTCAGATAGCAAGAAAGTTCGCAAGTGTGCCAGGGATTTTAAACGAGATCAAAGAAGCCAAATCATTAAAGGCTTATCAGCATTTATACACCAAATCATTAACGCCACAGGAATATACTAAGAAACAATTACTTCAAACTAAATCTTTAGATAATGAGGAAATAGCCGAACCTATTGAAAGGCCTAATTGGTATCAATCGGAAACGGAATATAAGGAGCTTTGGGAAACATTCATGTTGTTAACAGGTAACGCTTACCAATGGATGCTACGTGTTAAGGATGGCTCAAATCAAGGCAAACCTATTGCTAGATTTCTGCTTCCTTCTCATATGGTTCAAATCGTTTTAAAAGAAAACGCAAGCCTTGAAACTTTGGACAGTCCGATTAGCCATTACATTTTAACGTTTGGCAATAGCTTTATTAGGTTTGAAGCCGAAGATATTATCGAACTCAACGGCGGGCAGAAAGAATTTAAAAACTGGAGTTTCACACAAGGGCAATCGGGAACAACAAGGGGTTTACAATTTGTAAGCAACGGCCAATCTAAAGGGGCGTTATACATTGATTTCAGTCAGTCAAGCGGTAATCAAGTAGATTCTGAATATTATTCAATAGAGATTCCGCTTTCAATGGAAACGCCGTTACCGTCTTTTGATGGGCCAGGTGCGGGGCTAATTAAGCTGGCTTTTCAATATGCTGCTTATCCTGTTTACCAGGTTCCGTGGGTGCGTGTGGCCTTCATGCTGAAGTTTACAAGGGAGTTTCCTTTAACCGATGTTTACGCAAAAAATACCGCCTTTGGGTTAGGATGGGTAGACGAAGAGCACAAGCATGAAATCTACGTTTCGCAGTTTGGAAAGTTCGATAATCTGGAATGGTTAATTCCTGTAGGCGGTGATGGGACGTTAAGTCTTCATTTCTTTGTTCACAACCATCAAGGCCGGGACTTTGCAACACTGGCGGCTTTTAGGGCTTTGGATGTTACTGACATTGATACCGGGACAAGATATATCATAAACGAAAGTTCTAATTCATATTGGTATGAGCTAGAATTTGGCACTGATGCGGATTCGTTTCCTGACGTGGTTCGTACCGATGGATACGCAGGATTAGGAACTAAGAAAATATTTAGATTAAAAGGGCAATCGAATATATCATCTACACAAAAACTTACAAATAAGGTTCTGTTTGATAATGTTAAACTTTCATTTATTCCAAATATCGTTTCATTAAACTCTTATGTGGAACCTCCCGAAGAAATTCTATACACTGAAACAGTTGATAAAAACATAAGGCAAGTTTTTGAGGATGAGTTTTTAATTGGTGACTTACCAGATATTGAGAACGGCAAACTACTTTTTAGGGGACATCTACAACTAACGGACGGTACACCTACGGAATTATGGAGCAGGGACACAGTGGAAGAATCTAAATCACTTCTACAAATTGCTTTAGATGACCGGGTAGCTCAATTAAGAAATCCTGTAGAGCGTATAGAAGCTAATCTTTTAATGGATGGTGTCTTCTATTCTTTTGTTGACTGCCTTCAATATGATTCTAAAAGGTATTTGAATGGAGGATATAGTTTAGACGACAGGCAATCAAGCATTCAAAGTATCTTACTTAACGAGCAAACAGGCGAAGGCGGAGAGCCTCCGGTTGAT